GGCCGACATTCAGATCGCTCAGCAGAAGGCGCAACTCGACGCCCAAGGCCGCCAACAAGAGCTCCAGATCAAAGAGCGCGAGGCCGCAATCGAGCTCCATATGAAGCAAATGGAGCTCCAATTCAAGATTAAAGAACTGGAACTCAAAGAGCGCGAGTTGATGATGGAAATGAAGTTCGCAGAGGCCGAGGCAGCACGCAACGAGCGTACCGCCGTCATGACCCAGCAAATGGAGTTGGAGTCGGAAGCGCAACGTCACGCTCAAGAGCGTCAATTCTCAGCAGAGAATCACAAAGCCTCTATGGCTCAGAAGGCGGAAGCCTCTAGCAAGGAGGCCAAATAATGAGTACAAGGATTTCCTATGTCTACCCCTCAGATGGATCCCCCCCGTATGTTAAAGGATCACGAGGTGGAGGAATGGATCAAGGAATTGGAGGAAATCGAGCGAGCGGCCCGGCAATCCTCCCGGACCTCCCTGACTTCATTTCTCCGATTGACGGTCGGAGCTATTCTGGTCGGGCTGGTCTTCGTGAACATTGTGTTCGGCACGATGTTGTTCCTAACGCTGATCTCAAAGGTCTACCTTTGATGCAGACTAATTCCGACTTCCGCTCATCCGAGCAAAAGCGCGCCTCCGCAGAACACAGGAAGCGCATTATCATCAACGAAGTTAACAAACATGTAAGGTAGCCACCATGACTGAAGCAGTTTTGGACCGCCGCGCCGCTCTGGAAGCCGCATTCGACCAGCACACTCAAGAAGAGCAGGCCGAGGACACGCCAGTAGCCGCCTCTCAAGAAGAGACGACCTCAGAAACCCCCCTCTCCGGCGAATCCGCGCCGGCCTCTACCGGCGAGCCCGGCGAGAAGCCCCCCGTAGCGACCGAATCTGAAGGCGAGAAGCCCGAAACGCCAGCGCTGCCGGTGGATAAGGCCCCGCAATCGTGGCGCGGGCCTCAGAAAGCCAAGTGGGCGGCCCTCGATCCAGAGGTGAAGCAAGAGGTGATGCGGCGCGAGAGGGAGATCACCAAAACCCTGGGGGAAACTTCCCAGGCGCGGCAGTTCGCCAACAAGTTCGCCCAGACGGTGGCCCCGTATGCCCCCCGGCTCCAATCCATCGGCGCAGACCCCCTGGTGGTGGTGAACGAGTTGCTGAAGTCGGATTATGTTCTGTCTACCGCCCCGAAAGCTCAGCGGGCGCAGTTCATGGCTCGCATGATTAAGCACTACGACATCGACGTCAGGGAGTTGGACGGGGCGCTCGCCGGCACAGGCCCGGCGGACCCCGTGGGGTCTCAGCTGGAGCAGCTGCTCAATCAGCGGCTCGCCCCCATCCAGCAGTTTCTCACTGCCCAGCAGCAGCGCGAAGCTCAGCGGGAGCAGGCGACCAGCGAGGAATTGGGTCAAACTCTAGAGCAGATGGCGGCAGACCCCAAATATCCGCATTTCGATACGGTGCGGGACGATATGGCCGACGTAATCGATATTGCGGCAAAAAGAGGGCTTTACTTATCGCTAGAGCAGGCCTATAATCGCGCCGTTGCTATGAATCCTGAGGTTAGTCAACAGGTAGCCGCGCAAAGAGAAGCCGAAGCAAAGAAGGCGGCAGCCCTAGCTTCACACAACAGGGCCCAGAAAGCCCTTCGTGCTTCGGTCTCAGTCGGCGGCGCCCCTGGGGGTGTACCGTCTGGAGCTTCTCCAGCAAACGATCGCAGAGCTACCATTTCAGCGGCGTTCGATGCCCTAATGAGTCGATAATGAGCATTACAAACTTCATCCGTCGAATCGTTGGAACAGCGTCGTTCCCCCGTCTGAAGCGCCAAGCGAAGCCTTCGCAGAAGCCAGATGATCTGAAGCAAGAGGTGATCGAAGCGCCGGTGGTCAAGCTCAAGGCTACCATCAACCCGGTGACGAAGACCCACCCGCTGCGTCGGAAAGCGGACAAAGAACCTGTTGAACCCCCGCCGGCGGACAAACCGCAAGGCAGAACCTAAAGGACCCAATCATGGCATTCGCCAACGCTGCAATCAGCGACATCATCGCAACGACCATCCAGTCGCGTACCGGCTCCATTGCCGACAACGTGACCTCCAACAACGCCCTGCTCATGCGCCTGAAGCAGCGCGGGAACGTGAAAACGTTCTCAGGCGGCAACACGATCATGCAGGAACTGAGCTTCGCGTCCAACGGCAACGCCGGCTGGTACTCGGGCTACGAAACCCTGCCCATCGCGGCGCAGGACGTCATCAGTTCCGCTGAGTACACCATCAAGCAAGCCGCTTGCCCGGTGACGATCAGTGGCCTGGAGCAACTCCAGAATGCCGGCAAGGAACGCATCATCGACCTGCTCGACGCCCGCATGGACGTTGCCGAGTCCTCGATGGCCAATCTGATCAGCAACGGCCTGTACAGCGACGGCACCGGCGCCTCGGGCAAGCAGATCGACGGCCTGCTGAAGCAAGTCTCGACCACCCCGACCAACATCGTCGGCGGCATCGACCGCAACACGTGGCTGTTCTGGCGCAACCAGTACTTCCGCATGGCCACCACTGGCACGGCGCCGGTTTCTGCTTCCAACGTTCAGAACTACATGAACCGTATGTGGGCGAGCCTGGTGCGCGGTTCGGATCGCCCTGACCTGATCATGGTCGACAACGTGTTCTGGGGCTTCTACATGGCCTCCTTGCAGGCCATCCAGCGGTTCACGGGAACTGAAACCGCCAAACTCGGGTTCATGAGCATCAAGTTCATGGACGCGGACGTGGTGCTGGACGGCGGCATGCAGATCAGCTGGACCTCGACGGGTGCGGCCGGCACGGGCGTGAACGCTGCGGTGGGCGTGCCCTCCGCCAGCGCGTACTTCCTCAACACGAAGTACCTGTTCTACCGCCCGCACTCGGAACGCAACATGGTTCCGTTGTCGCCGGGCCAACGCTACTCGGTGAACCAGGACGCGGCGACGCAAATCCTGGCCTGGGCCGGCAACCTGACCTCGTCGGGCCTGCAGTTCCAAGGCCGGATGGACAACACCTGATTCGGAAGGGGGCTGAGAAGCCCCCGCCGGTCTTCAACCGAACAAGGAGTTTTGAAATGGGTCAAGCGATTCAAGGCATCATCCCCACCCAGAAGTGGGCGGCAACGGACGTTCCGGGCTTCAAGCTCGGGCAAGTGGGCGGGTACGATCACCCGCAGTACGGGTACCAGGAGTTCGTCTTTGGACGGGCGAACGGCGTCTTCACTGGCCCCGGTTACCTGGGCGTCGAACAAGTCGGATTCGACTTCATCATGGCGTCGCTCACCACGACCGCGCCGGGTGCGTCGGGCCACGGCTCGCGTTGCGCGGCTGCGCAAGTCGCGCTGGCGGACAACGAATACGGCTGGTTCCAGATTTACGGACAAGGCCTGATTCGTCTGCTGGGCGCCACGGCTGTCGGTACGCGCCTCAATTCGTCCTCTACCAACGGGGCATTGGACGACGCAGCCACCGGCGGCTCCGAGGCCATCAACGGCTTGGTGATCAACGTCCTGACCTCTGGCGACGCCACGAGCGAAGCCGGCGTGTTCAGTTACCCCACGGTCGGCGCAACGCTGTAACCAACCCGCCGCTCGGTCGCAAGCCGGGCGGCGTTTCTTCAACCACCCCTAGGAACAGAAATGTCCACCGAAGCCCTCGATTTTGCGATGAATTTTGAAACCAGCCAGCAGTCCGAAGCGGACAAGCGGTTGCTGGTCATGTTCTATCGCGACACCTTCAAGAACGAAGCCAAGTCGGTGGAAGCCGGTCGGCCCATCTTCGATGAGCTCGATCTGATCAAGATCATCACCCCCGGCTCCCGCGACAGCTTCGTTGGCGACGCCACCCTCGAATACCAAGAGCGTTTCCCGCAACAGTGGGCGCGCTACAAGGCCGGCAAGGATCAGCTTCAGTCGGGCACCCCGCTGAATATGCTCCCCTGGATGACGATTTCCCAGATTGCGGAATACAACGCTCTGAGCGTTCAGACCGTCGAGCAGCTGGTCGCCATCCCGGACAACCTGGCCCAGAAGTTCATGGGCTTCCACGGCATCAAGCAGCGCGCTCAGGCCTACCTGGACGCCGCCAAGGACAGCGCCCCCATGCTGAAGCTCCAAGCTGAACTCCAAAGCCGCGATGAGAAGATCGCGGAGTTGGAACGTCAGATGGCTCAGATCATCGCGGCCAAAGAGGTCGAAGGCAAAGCCAAGGTTCCGGCCAAGGCGTAAAGGATAGCCATGTCCGCAGGTTACTGGACCGCACTCCAAGTACTTCAGCAAACGGCGGGCGAGCTCGGGCTCACTCAACCGGTGACCATCGCGGGCGCTACGGACGTCCAAACCATCCAGCTCATTTCTCTGCTGAACTCGGCGGGCAACGAGCTCCAAATGTACTACCCCTGGGAGCAATTCACCAGGGAATGGGACTTCATGACCGTCGATGGTCAGGGCGACTACCCCCTGCCGGATGACTGGGCCTACTTCCGCAACCAGACTCAGTGGGATCGCACGAACCACTGGCCGTTGCTCGGGCCGAAGTCCCCGCAAGAATGGGCCTGGTTGAAGGGCGCGTTGGTCGCAGCCCTACCGCGCCAGCGGTTCCGCGTTGCGGACAATCTACTCAAGATTTGGCCGATCCCCGGCGCGGACAATATCGCCAACTTCTCGATGGAGTACATCAGCAAGATGTGGATCTTGGACTCCGACTTGGTGACCGAGAAGGCCATGATTACTGCTGACGCCGACACGCTGAGGTACAACCCTTGGCTTCTGATTAAATTCGTCAAGTTCAAGTTCTACGAGCTCAAAGGGTTCCCCACGTCAGGCGTTCAAGGCGACTTCATGCGCGTCTTCAACTCTCTGACCGGGAAGGACGTTGGAGGGAAGATTCTCTCCCTGAGTCCCCAGCTGACGAGCCCGTACCTGGGCCCACAGTCGATCCCTGACGGTTCTTGGAACGTCCACGGGGCCTGACGTGTTCTGGAAACAAAACAATAAAGCCTACAACAAAGTCGCCACCGTTCCCGCTCCAATAGGGGGCTTGAATGCGCGGGACTCGTTGGCGGCTATGCCCCCGTCCGACGCTGTAGTTATACAGAATTGGTGGCCCCAGCCCTACGGCTTGACCGTGCGGAAGGGATACAAGCAATGGGCTACCGGAATGGCGGGCACAGTCGGCACGCTCGCCGCTTGGAACGGTACGGACGGAGACAACAAGCTTTTCAGCTGGGCGGATGACTCGCTTTGGGACGTGACCTTGCGCGCGGCGGTGGGCTCTCCCGCGTTGACGGGACTCCAAAGCTCGTATTGGTCTCATACCAATTTCGTCAACGCGGCGGATTCGTACCTGATCGCCGTCAACGGTCTAGACGACGCAATTATCATAGACAGCGGCGGGGTGGACCGTATTGTTGCGGGCAACGGCACCGACCCCCTCACCTGGGACGGTATCGACCCAGAAGATTGTTCCATGATCATCGTTCACCAGTACCGTATCTGGGTGATAGAGAAGGGGACGGCCAATGGTTGGTTCCTTCCCCCAGACGCTATCCAGGGTACGTTCAAGAAGGTGGACTTCGGACCTTTGTTCAGCCGGGGCGGCTACCTCCAGGCGCTCGCCACTTGGACCATCGACGACGGCAACGGGGCGGAAGATCACCTGGTGGCCGTATCGTCCGAAGGTGAAGTGGTAGTCTACCAAGGCAGCGACCCGGAAGACGATACCAAGTGGGCTTTGGTAGGCGTGTACTACGTGGGCGCCCCCGTAGCCGGTAATCGGTTCGTGACCAAGATGGGCGGCGACCTCGGCGTGCTTTGCCAGCAAGGTGTCGTGTCCCTCGCTGCGCAGCTGGTCTCTACCAAGGTGAACCGCGCCACGGACCCGATCTTGTCGAACAAGATTCAGTTCCTATTGTCGGACCTCATCAGCGCCTACGGGGCTTTGGAAGGTTGGGAGCTTCATTACTTCCCGAAGATAAACATGTTGTTGATCAACGTCCCTTCGATTGTAGAAGGGGGCAACGTTCAGCTGGTCGCTAACCAGATCATTAGTTCGTGGTCCATTTTCCAAGCAATGGACGCGGCTACTTGGGCTCAGTTCAATGACCAGCCCTACTTCGGCAACTACGACGGCACGGCGTTGCAGGCTTGGGAAGGCAACGAGGACAACGTCGATCTGGACGATGAGAACGGCGAAGGCATAATAGCTAACGTACAGCAAGCTTACAGTTATCTTGACGTCCCGGCGACGCAGAAGCAGGTGAGCATGTACCGCCCCACGTTTGTGGTTAACAACCCCGTGACGGTTAGCTCCGCCATTTTCTACGACTTCCGCACTCTCAACGTGCCGGTGCCCGGCGAGGCGCCACCCAAGCTGGGATCGCTTTGGGGGTCGGGATTGTGGAACTCAGCGATTTGGGGCGGCGGCTCGGACGTTCAGAAGCAGTGGATCCAAGCCCAGGGTATCGGCGTTGCCGCTTCTCTGGGGATGTCAATTCAAACTACGGCAGAGGTGTTGTGGGTCGCTACCGACTACAGCTACGTTGCCGGAGTCGGGCTATTGTAGGGGACGTCATGCTCGCAAGAAGCGCTCTTGGGGTGGTTTTGATAACTGGCGACGAACCTACGGAGACTTGGGGTCGTTGGCAGGGTATCGCCTATGAACCCTTAACGGACGCCATGGCGACCATTGACGCTGCGGACGCCACGTTTCGAGCCATAGGCGGTATGTTGCTCTCGCCGCTGGGTCAATTGTACGTAGTTGAGTCGGACGACGCGGTGGCTCCGTTGTTCGGCGTCGCCGGGTTCACCTTCGATGCTAACGGAGCCATGGTCGTATCGTTTGAAGAGCCCGCCCTGACCGACCCCTACATACCTCCTGGGGTACGGATTCTTGAAGACGGCGGCGCTCTCGCTATTGAGGTTTAAGGCCCAACATGGCAAACAATTTTGATCGCTACAAGGCGTACATCAAGAGAATCCAGGAGGCGTCGGCAGAGTGGGAGAAGTCCCCTGCTGGCCAAGCGACCGCGCAATTGCAGGCTCTGAAGGAGAGAATTCCTGCTGAGCAACTAGAGCCGGCCTTGCGGGCGGCGAGCGGGGGTGCGCCCCTGACTCCGGCGGAAGCAGACGGACTGGCTCAGTGGGGTGCTCCAGACATCAAGAGCATCGCAAGTCTGCATCAGCAATCCACGGCCACGCCTTTCAAGATTCCCTTCACCGAAGACGAGCTGCGGGACTACCAGTACGTTGCCAAGGACGTGGCAAATGACGATAAGAAGTCGTTCAAAGGTATGCTGGGTAACGTCGTCAAGGGGTTGGCTATCGGCGGGCCTATCCTGGGCGGTATAGCCGCCACCGGGGCTCTCGGCGCAGCGGCTCAGGGTTTTGCAGGCGGCGCCCCGTTGGGCGGGGCTGGCGGTACGGCGGCGGGGAGCGCTGCTTCGGTAGCGGCCCCAGGTATTGGCGGCGCAGAGGCTGGCCTGGGCTATGGGGGCTACGGCGGGGCAGGCGGTACGGTTGCGGGGCAAGGAGGCCTGCTCGGGGGCACCTCCGTTGCGTCCGGCTCCAGCGCGCTCGGCGGTCTGGGTACGGACATAGCTACCGGCGTAGGCAGCTTGAGGAGTGCGGGAGGCGGGTTGCTCGGGGACGCAGCAAAGACCGTGGCGGGGCAAGTCGGGAGTAACAGCATGAATCTTACGGATATTCTGGGCCTGATCTCGGGCGGGGCGGGTATCGCCAACAGCCTGAAAGACCCGGCCACGGCTCAAATGCCCGACTTTATGGCGCTCGCTCAGCAGCAAGCTGACGCCCAAGCGAAGGCTGCGGCCCTCCAGACGCAGGCGAATCGCCCGAACCAAACCAACGCGGCGGGGGATACCTCTCAGTGGGTCCAAGACCCCGTCACGGGTCAATGGTCGCAGAAGCAAACTTACGGGGAGTCGAACCAGCAGCTGTTCGACCAAACTCAGGGCATCAAGGGCGGACTCCTGGGGCAAATCGGAAGTCAGAGCCCCTTGACCACGGAAGGACTCCCCCAACTCGGGGGTGACTTGATGAGCGCCGCGGGGAACTCGCAAGAGATTCAGCAGGCCTGGATGAACCTGCTCAACCCCGAGCGGGAAATGGCCCGCAACGGAGAGATTCAGCGGCTCAAGAGCCAAGGCTTGACGGAGGACAGCCCCGCCTTCCAACGGGCGATGCTCAGGCTCGACCAAGCCGACACCGACGCTCAGAACAAGGCGTTGATCTACGGCACGCAGGAGTACGGGAACATCTACAACCGCGACCTGGCCGGGCGGTCGAGCCAACGGGCCGACAGTCAGACCATGTTTGGTCAGAATCAGGCGGTCCACCAGCAGCCGTTCATGGACCTCCAAAACCTGACCGGCTCCACCCCCGGCTCCAGCCCGCAATTCGGCCAGTTCATGAGCTCTACGGGCTCCAACGCGGCAGACGTGTACGGTGCCGGGCAGGACCAATACGCGGCCTTGCTAGCCCAGGCAAACGCCAAGAACGCGGCGAGCAACAATACCACCCAAGGCCTGATCGGTCTGGGCTCCACCTTCTGGGGGAAGTAAGATGGCAGACTTGGGGCTTATGCTCGACAAGGCCGCTCGGCAGCGCCGGTTGGCGGATATGCTCCGCAAGCAAGCCATGGGGTCTCAATTTGAGGCTGACCCCGGCCGTATGGTGTCTGGCCATTACGTCGCCCCCTCCTGGGCGCAAGGGCTCAACAACGCGATCCGTCCGGTCATGGACAACCGCGCGGCGGCTCAAGCCGAGGCGTTGGCGGCTCAGCAAGAAGCTGCGTCGAGTGGGGCGGTCAACGTTGCTCGCCAGCAGTGGCAATCGTCCCTCCCCCAAGCCTTGGCGGGCGTTGCCGAGCGCGCTGGTCCGATAGACCCGAACAACCTTGGCGAACTCAGCGAGGTCCCCGCTCAACCGGTCACTACGGGACGGGTTCTCAACCATACCTTGGCCGGGCTCGCCATCCCCGGAAATGAGAAGGCGGCGGGCGTCTATAACCAAGGCGCTCTGGCCGACATCGCCCGCGAGGACCAGCAGAACTTTCGCAAAGAGGAAGCAGCTGCCGCTCGCGCCGCTTCGATTCAGAAGGGAATTGCGGACCGCGAAGCCAAGGTGGAAGAGTTGCGAATCCGCATGGGGGACAAAGCTCTGGATCGCGCCAGCCGGGAGCAGATTGCTCAGGCCCAACGTCAGCTCACCCAGCAGATCGCCAACGGGAACTTGGAGTTGCGTCGGCTCGCTATCGAGGCCCGCCAAGACGCAGAACGCGCCCGGCGTGAGGACAAGGCCGCTACCGCCAAAGAGAAGCAAGTCACCACTACTGAAGGTGAGAAATCTGCGGCCGGTTACTACACTCGTATGATCGAGTCTGAGAAGCTGATGGAGGACCACGGCGAGAAAAGCCGCATGGGTCTGTTCCAAAAGGCGGTGGGCGGGCTACCGATGGTGGGCCGTACCCTCCAGCCGTACACCATGAACGCTGACGAGGAAAAGCTGTATCAAGCTCAGCAAGATTGGGTACGCGCCAAGCTTCGCAAGGAGTCGGGTGCGGTCATTGGCGACGAGGAAATGGCGGAAGAAATCCGCACCTACTTCCCCATGCCCGGTGAGAGCAAAGAAGTGGCGGAGCAGAAGAAGCAGGCCCGTCAAGTTGCTCTTCGTCAGATGGAGATTGGGTCGGGGCGCGAAGCCAAGAACGCCACCATGACCCCTGACGCCCTCCCTGTGGGTACAGTCCAAGGCGGGTACAAGTACCTTGGCGGTGACCCCGCCAAGCCGTCTAGCTGGAGCAAGCAATGAGCGGCCCCTGGGAGAAGTACCAGGAAAAGGCTGAATTGAAGCCTTGGGAAGTCTACGCTACGGGCGGCGCCGGGGCGTCGGGCGGGGGTAGCCTTCCCCCGACCCCTTCCGGGGCGCCTAGGGGCGATTCCGGGTCGGCGCGCGGCGCTTCCGCTCGCGTCGATCTAGCCGAAGGGCTGCCGTGGTACGAGAAGGTGCTGATCGGCGCGGGCGGCGGCATGCGCAACGTCTACCTGGGCGGGAAAGAGCTTGTCGGGTTGGGCTCCGACGAAGAACGCCAAGAGCGCAAGGATTGGAAGAGGAACAAAGACGACCTGGGCGGGTGGGGAACTACCGGCGAAGTGGTCGGGGAAATCGCCGCCACTCTTCCAGTCGGGGGTGCGGTCGGCTCAGCCGGCAAGGCTCTCGTGAAGGCGGTCCCGGCCCTGTCGCGCTTTGCCCCCGGCGGCTGGACGGCGTTGGCAGCGCGCGGAGGTGCGGAAGGCGCCGCTTCAAACGTGCTTGCCGGCTCAGCCGACAACTCGGTTGGCGAGAATGCTCTCGAAGGCGGAACCACCGGCGCCGTTGTAGGGGCCTTGCTCCCCAAGACTTTGAAAGGTCTGGGAAGGGCCGGCAGCGCGGCGGTGCGCGAATTGTCCCCCACCGACAAGGCTGCGGCCTCCCGCGCCGTGCGCGCCTTGGAGCGTACTCTGGGCGCGGATGAGCTCGGCAAGGTGGTCGATCAGCTGGAGTCCCCCAGCCCGTCTATGCTTCCCCGCACCTCGGCGGCTATGTCGCAGAGCCCTCGTATGGGCGCTCTGGAGCGCGGCGCTCGTAGTCGGGGCAACGTTGACTTCGCACCCCACGACGAGTCTGTGGCGCGCGACGCTTGGCGAGTGGTTCAAGGGGCCACTGACTCGGCTGACCAAGTTCCCGCTCTACAGAAGGGCGTCAACGATATCATGTCTCAGGGCAAAGAGCTTATGGACAAGCTCCCCCTAAGCCAACAACGTCGCGGGGAAATAGCTCAGGAGTTGCTCGCTATTCGCAACTCCAACGAGGTCATCGCCAACCCGAATCTGGGGAAGGAAATCGACAACGCCCTGGCCGCCCTCGACAACCCGGACGCTACCCTGGGTCTGCTCCCTCAGTTGAATTGGCGTCTGAGCCGCGAAGCTGGTGACTCCACCGCTATGCGTCGAGTACAGGACATACTCAAGGAGTCGGCCGACGACCGCAGCAAGGGTCAATTTACCAATATGCAAGCCGGCTACGGGCAGACGATGGATCAGCTCAAAGCGGCAGAAGCGTCGGCCCGGTTGCGCGGTAAGTTTGTGGACGATACAGGCTTCCCCTCCACCACTCGGTACTACGGTGACGCGGGGGTCGATGCTGTCCCCAACGTCGAGTCGGCCGCACTTCGTCGGGCCGTGGGGCAAGAGTCTCGCAAGGGCAACGTCCAGCTCATGGACCCCAATCAGGTCAATGAGCTCGGGACTCTTGCGGACCAGCTTCGCGCCCACGAGATTTACAAGCCCGCTATGTCTTCTGGCGGGGCGTCCGTAGACGTGGGCGCCGGCGAGGGCGTTGCGTCTTCTGCGCTTAACGCCAGCCCGATCTGGCGGCTTCGCGGCGCTCTGGGTTCCGTGTTCTCGGGCCTCAACGATGCCGCTATGAAGAAGGTAGACGAGGGCCTGATCAACCCAGACGCTTTCTTGGCCATGATCGACGCAAAGCGCGCTCGACAAGCGGCCCTGGCCCCTTGGGAGGCTAAGTTGGATCAAGTGCTTCGCGGAGCCACGCGCTCTGCTTCAATCGAGGATTAGAAATGCCGCGCAATATCTCGGGCTTGTACACGCTTCCGCCCGGCAACCCGGTAGTGGAGGGCACCGTCATCGACGTGGATTGGGCCAATCCGACGATGGCGGACATCGCCCTACAGCTCAATGACGTCCTCACCCGCGACGGCGTGTTGGGCCCCACCGCACCCTTTCGCCTGGTGGACGGGGACGCCGGCGCCCCAGGGCTGTCGTTCGCCTCCCAACCCAACCTGGGCTTGTTCCGCCCCGGAAGTGGTATTCTGGGTATAGCCTCAGTCGGTACAGAGATTGCACGCTTTTCTCTGTCGGGAAGCGGCGTCGATTTCCTCCTGGCGAACCCTACCGACTCCGCAGGTCAAAATGCGTCGGCAGTCATCCGCGTTGGCGGCGCCAGCGGGGGCGATCCGCGCCTTGGCTTCACTGTGGCGGGCGTGACCGATTGGTCCATCGGAATCGACAACAGCGACGACGACAAGTTCAAGATCAGCTACAGCGACGCGCTGGGCACGAACGACGCGGTCACTGTGCTTGTAGATGGCAAAGTAGGCGTCAAGACAACCGCACCATCGCAGCGATTCCAGGTCGGGCTCCCTGCAGACACGGGAAGCCAGTATTCGCGATTTGCGGGCGACCGGCACGACATCTATATCGGGCAGTCTGCTGGTGGACTTTTCGATCTTGGCGCCAATGCGGCGGCGTACATCTTTCAAGATGCGGCGGCAGCCTACCCCCTGGCTGTCGGCACTTTGGGCGCTTCAGCCCTGGTCTTTGGTACCGGAAATATCGAACGCGCGCGGTTTACAACAACCGGAACTTCCACATTTTTTGTGGGGACAACGACCTCAAATCTTGTCGATACAGCACGTGGGATGATAGTAGTAGGCGGCGAGTCTAGTTCACTTTTCGGGCTCCAAATTGCGGGGACCGATATGGGGTACTTATACCACGATGCCCTGATTCTTCGCCTAATCAACAAGCAGAATGGATCGATAATTTTTGGCACAAATGATCTGGAATGTGTGACTATCGATCCAACCGGCAATCTAATTGTTGCTGGAAATATTACCGCGTATTCCGATGAGCGGTTAAAGGCCAATTGGGGTCGCGTAGTTTCTTCCTTTGTGGATTGCTTGGCTGTGTTGAAGTCCGGTACTTTCGAGCGCGTCGATCAGGCCCTCGGTACGCAGCGATATGTGGGCGTGTCGGCGCAGAGTCTTCAGAAGTTCTTGCCTGAAGCCGTGCTGACCGATAGCGAAGGGACGCTGTCTATAGCCTACGGGAACGCCGCACTTGTCGCCTGCGTGGAACTTGCGAAGCGGTTGATCGCTTTGGAAGAAAGGGTACTAGGATGACGCTCCCTTCTTCACCTCCCCTCAGCATGTCGCAAGTAGCGACAGAACTTGGGATATCGCTGCCTCTGGCGCTACTTGATCAGCGCTGTAGGAACCTCGCTGGCATCCCGTCAGGTTCCGTCAACATGCTCGCTATGTTGGGCGCGACCAAGTTCACCTTGGCAGCAGGCACAGGTGGGGGGTTCAATGGCTGGTCGTTCGGGGGCGGTTTTGGGTCCCTTTCCCCTGCCAATTTCAATAGTGTTCAGGTAGTCGCTATAGTGACCAACGGTACGGTGCTCATAGTTGATATTGCGGGGAGTCGCGCTCAGTCGTTTTTCAAGGCTATCAGTTTGACTACGGGAGGTTCAAATATCTACCTGACTGCAAACGCCGCTGTTTTCACCGATTTGGGGTCGATATCCAGGTGGCAGTGGAATACTAGTGAAGATTACGTCAACGGCGTGGGTTACACGCCCATTATAGTGTAATATGGAAGATTCAATTGTAACTCAAAACATGATCAATATAGGGTTGATGTTTGTATCGACCGTATTTGGATGGGTGTTTAAGTTTCTGTACGACAAGCTTCGGGAGCTTCAAGAGAAGGACATCGCGTTGGCCGAGAAAGTCTCCGCCATAGAACTTCTTGTAGCCGGTACGTACATCAAACGTACTGAAATGGAGAAGATGTACGACGCAATGTTTGCGAAACTCGACAGGATTGAAAACAAATTGGACGGGAAAGTGGATAAGTTAAGGTGACTAATTGGCAGCGCATAGCTCTAATAGTCGCATTGATATCCGCACCTCCGTTGATAGAGAACAGGCGAGCTACTAAAGTGCTTTGCGAACCGACTCCGAATGTGCCGCTCGATACGTCCACTGGGCTACCGTCTGGAGCCTCGGCCCCCGATAGCGGCGCTGAAGAGTTGAAGAAATTATGCGAGGAAATAACACGTGAATGACTTGCTAATCAAGGCGCTTCGGAAACCCCGCCCACCTTCGGCGGTTCGCCCCTCCTTGACCCCTCCAGAAGAGGCTCAAGTTAAAGTGGAGCGCCCGGCTATCCGGGGGCCGTTGATAGAATTTGTCAAAACACGTGGATGGACTACGCAAGTAAACATTCGCGTAAATGGTCGGGTACGCGTGTTGCGCGCTAACCGTAATGAGGATGGCGAGCTTGTGTCGCTTTCAATAGTGCGCGATTGATCGCGTAATTTTAACTGAGGAACTACCATGGAAAAGATGCCCAATACTTTCAAGACTACCTGCCTCCGGCCCATCCCGGAAAAGCTGGCTGAGTTTCAACCTTTGTGGTATGAACGAAACATCGTCATGGAGGAACAAGGGGTTATCACCGAATCTCTGTTCCGCGCCATTGGGAGAAACGACGCCGTTAACGCGCAAGAACTTCGCGCTAGGTTGGAGAAGCTCAAGCTTGAAGAAGAGGCCCTCAGCGCCAAGATGCTTCCTCTTCAATTCAAAGCTTGGGAGCGCGAGCAGCCCAATGTGGTGACGAACGTCGGCAGAAACGACATTCTCGACAAGTACTGGCGCGGGTCGAGCTATACCCAGACTGTCGTCATGGGTCTGGCGGGAACGGGAACAAAGGCAGCGGCAGATACTCAATCGAGCCACGCCGGGTGGAGCGAGGTTGGCGGCTCCAACGCCCCCACCTACACGGGCGCTCGGAAGGCAGTTACCATGGGCGCCGCTAGTTCCCAGTCCAGCGTCTCCCCGCAGCAAACCTTCGCCATTACCAGCACGGGTACGGTGGCGGGGATGTTCATGAACAACGGCGGGTCGTCCACGAAAGACGACACTACCGGCGTGTTGGTGAACGCTACCAACTTCACTGGTGGCGACGAAGCCGTTAACAACGGCGACTCGCTGTTGGTTACTTACACCTTCAACGGCTAAGGAGGCATCATGGCACTCACCCCCCAACAACTCATCACCTTACGCGCGGCGTGCTTTGCTGATCCCGCATCGGCCGCGTTTTTCGTGGAACCCGGCAACGCGGCCGGTCTTCAGGCCCGCCTGAATGGCGATTCTTCGCCTGAATTCAGCGTATGGCGAGAATCCGTAACACAAGACGAGATCATGCAAAACGGCTTCGACTGGGTGCGCGTAGATAACCTGTCCGTGGGCAAGGCTCGGATTTGGGAGTGGCTGTTCAACAACGCGTCCCGCTCCATGAACCCTTCAAAGCCGAACGTGCGCGCAGGAATTGACGAGTGCTGGAAAGGCACTGCCGCTGACCTTGCCGTGCGGGCTGCCGTTTACGGGCACTGCCGCAGGGCCGCGACGGTCGCAGAGAAGGTCTTTGCGACTGGGGTTGGGACAGCCGAAAACCCGGCCGTCGCAGGATGGTCTGGAAACGTCAATTCAGTAGAGGCCGCGCTGCTTATCTACAAAGACGACGGCACGATCTGGACCGCGCAGGGGTAACCCATGACCAAGACTATCACAGGGCAGGTACTGGTCAGCAGCGCCAGCAACAGCGCCGGCAGCACCACGCGCGGCCGTCTCGACGTGTCTGCCGCAGACGGCGGCCAGATCCGGTTTCGCATCACCAACGGCGGCACCGGACCTACTTTGCCGTGCGAGGCACGCGTCATGGTCGCCCGCAAGCAAAGCAGCATGCCCAGCGCGGCCGCAGAGGGGACAGGTGACGATGCGTGGAAACAGGTCTACGTATTGGACGGCGGAACTGTTGCAAATGCCAGTACGAGGTGCGTTTACACCTTCGGACCTGAAATTGCGTATGTACAGATTGAGTTCACCGGCAATACCGGCCAGTCCGTGACTGTGGAATGTACCGGCGACAGCTACTCGTACTGACAAATGAGCCGCATCAGAGAGGTCTTGCTCCCGTGGGCGAGTCAGCCGCAGGGAACGGCATCGCGCGCGGCGTCAATTGGCGGCATGCCGATCAAACTGGCTTATCTCCCGCCAAGCCAAATCGATCTGGTCAGCGGCAAAATCGGCGCCCCGATGCGGGTTGGACAGCCCGATGTGTCAATCCGCGTTGGCGTTGGAGGCATAGCTGCGTACTCCGGCAGCGCAAAAGCGGGGACTGCGTGGCGGGGAGTGGCAACATCATCAAACTACACCATCATCTCGGTGCTGCGGGACAGCGCCGGCCGGGGCGTAAAGCGGCACGTTGTTGACGCCGACCACCTCGGGGTTGTAGATCGAATATTCCAGTTGGCGTTAAGCACGACCAACACAATCGAGTTCACCCCTTTCATAAACAACAGCACTCCGCACGTACTGCTAGGAACAAACACAATCCCAAGCGACCGACCTGTCGTGGTAGCGGCAAGAACGAATGGGACCGAAGTTAGCGTGTGGCTAAACGGCGCCAAAGAGGCAAGCTCCGCCGCTTCCAGCCTGGCCCCGATTAAGTCGACAGACGTGGTTGGTGTTTGCAACATCGTGACCACCGTTGTTGACAACCCGTTTTCTGGCGATTTGTACGGGGCCTGGATAGTTGATGGCGCTGTCTCAGACGCCGTGCTGTCTGCGGTGAAAAGCCCTGCGGATGCTTGGCGCCTTTTATTCGACCCGCAACGAATCGTAGTCCCAATGTCGGATGCAGATTCGTCTGCGGCCGACACTAATACCCCTACGGATTCTGCTGTATCCGTCTCCGCTCGCCTCAGCGTAGCTACCGACACCAACACGCCCACCGATAGTGCCGTATCTACCACGACTCGTCTTAGCGTAGCTAACGACACTAATACGCCTACGGATTCTGCGGTATCCGTCTCCACCCGACTGAGCGTAGCTACCGATACAAATACCCCTACTGATTCAGCGGTTGCTTCGGTAACAACTGCGGGCGAATCGGTAGCGTCCGACACCAACACCCCTACAGATTCGGCGGTATCCGTTTCTGCCCGTCTCAGCGTAGCTACCGATACAAATACGCCTACCGACAGCGCCGTCTCCGTCTCTACGCGCCTGAGCGTAGCTACCGACACCAATGTACCGACAGATTCGACTGTAGCGGAGCGCCCAGCAAGTATCGAAGCTGTAGCTGTTGATTCTGTAATCTTTACAGATAGCGCCGTAGCCTCAAATGGCCCGGAAGTTATTGCCGAGCTAGGTCACTTTGGCGAGGAAAAGAATGTAGACGCCCTGAAGGTAATTCGGGCAATTCAAGCTATGGAGGACGATACCATTATTGAAGTTGTTCTTATGCTACAATTGTCTGGCGTTTTGAAAGAACTCGTTTAACTGAAGGACTCGGTATGGACCCCACAGAAATTCTCAATCCCAAGAAGACCCTGAACCGCCGTATGTCGGAGCAAGGGTTGGAGGCTCCCGCTGCTGCGGCCTCGGCCCCTACCGGGGGCACTTCCAAATTCACGAAGGCGTTCACGCCTGAGGAAAAGAAAAGGCAAGCTGGGAAGCTTGCCGAAATGCTCCGCAAACGCGGAGAGTGAGATTTAGGGCGCGTAGGGGCCGGTTCTACCCGGTAGACCTACGCGCGCCGCCGCTCGATCCGCGCTAGGCCTGGTTATCTGCGGGCCTATCTGCGGGCCTATCTGCCTGACGCGGGGCCGGGGGCTGTTGTTGCACCCCAGCGTTGGCTTGAGTCATCAAGTCTTGTATGAGAGCGTTGACCTCCGCAAATGGGCGCTGAGCCAGCAACTTCAGTATGTAGTCCGCTCGGGCTTCGCTAATGTTCCAGGTGACCATAATTGCCTTTCGGGGGTAGTTCGGGGCCGGGGTCGGCCTCGTAGGGGAGGGGGTCGCGCCGGGGCGGAATAGCCCCTAGGCGCCTCGCGCGGCGGGCGAGAAGGGCGAGGGTAGACCGAGGTCGGCGGGAGCCTCTACGGGCTCCTTACTGCGGGCGTAATCGTACATGCGTTGCCGCGCCTCGTCGTGGGCCATATCGGGTAGCGCCACTCCCTGAGTTTGGCGATAACGCTCGCGCTCCAATTCGATCAGCTTCTCCAGGAAGTGTTGGGCCTTCTCCAAGTCCTCGATGCCGTTCTTGGACCTGTACCTCTCCACGTACTTTGTAATACACCCTATGAAGTAGCCGGGGCCGTTCAGGCGGTATTGACGGTCCCAATGCTCTTCCCCACCGGTCTTGTAGTGCCCGCCACCTACTTGTCGATCATTTGCTGAGGTCATTTTATCCTTTCTGTATGAACGTTTCAAGATAATTGAGTAGCGGCTCGGCAAGTGCCGGCCACTTCTCGGGCTGAAGACTATTCAACGCTCGGCTGATTAGCCACAGAAGCTGTTCGGCCTCTGATTCTTCAAGTTCGATGTGGAGCTTACGCCCCGAAACATTGCTCATACAACTCCCTTGCTTCGGTTGTGGGGGGGCCCATGCTTTGAAGACGAACCATCGCCCTAACCAGCATTTCTTGGGCGGGAACTGCCCCCATACGACCTTGGTGCTGTAGGTATAGGCAAAGCTCGAAAAAGTCGGACCATTCTAGGATGGCTTGCTCTTTAGTCGTCAAGCCGAAGGCGATCCCTTTGTCGATCTCAAAGATCGCTTCCTGCTCCCTGAGCGCCTCCCGCAAGCGTTGACTCTTCCACTTCATGGGGGCCGGGATGTCCCCCGTCACCGACTCGGCCAGGTCGTGCGTGAGAGCCGCCAAAAGCAGGCGGGCGGGCGGCTTTTGATTCGGATACACTATGGCCACGATAAGCGCCACCCCCCAGGAGTGCGACGCTAGACTTTGAGCGGGAACGTCGCTGGTGTGATAGCGGGTCACTCGCCCCGCCGCGTACAAGTCTTTGAACTCTTTCACGTTCATTCCCACTTCCTCCTAGAAAGCCATTGCTCGCAGGCCATCCTTACGGCCAAGTCTTCAATGCGGGCCGTGTAGTCAAACGCCGTTGCCTTATACCTCACCTTGTACGCGGACCAGGCCGCAAGCATAGGGTTCAGTACTTGGTTGATGTACTTCGACTTGTACTCTGCGTGAGGTCGATCGCACCACTCTTCGAACTCTTCCAGATCGTTCTCCCACGTCTCTTTGGAGGTCATCGGGACGTGGCTCGTACGCATTTGATTAGTGTATTGGAACACTTCCCTCGCTTCGTCCAAGAGCAGAAAGTGCGGCTCGTAGATGTGGAGGTCGTTGCTGAACTGAACGTACTCCCCCACGTTGACCCCTAGAGCGTTTGCGAGGAACTCTTGGAGCATAGACATGTGAACCGCGTTCGCCCCGTAGCATCCCCAAACGAGGTCGTTGGAGCGATTCGTCACCGTCATGTGGAGGGCGTCCTCCCGCAAGCTGAAGTAGATGGCGGTGTTACAGGGGATGTCTTTGGGGGACCAGGCCTCGGACTCTTGGTCGCTACTGGGGTCAAACATCTGGATGACCCCCCGGCGAGAATTGGGTTTAACAGAGAGGTGACCTCTGAGCCAGCTGATCTGATCCTCGCCCCAATGCTCCCTCCACCGGAACCCGTAGGCGCCATGGAATTGACCGTTGTCCTCGGCGTATTGGGCGATGTTGGAAGAGAATTGGCTGATCCAAGCGGCGTCGTCGCGGCCAGCTAGCATCCAGATGCCCTCCATAATGTGGAAGAACGGGTTGGCGTCCCGCTTGGCGTCGAACAACATACGCTCGGTCGGCTTGAGGTAAGTGGTGGCGACCGGATCGGGAAACCGCATAACTTTCCCGTTGCGGCTGTCGGCGACGACCCCTTGAATCTTCATCTTCCAAAGCGCCTCGTTGAAGGCGTTATTGACGTTCCTAGCGGTTATGGACAGCATTGAATTGCTCCAGGTGAAGTTTAAGTTCGGCTTTGATACGGCGGGCATCCTCGCCCCGCCAATTGGTCATGTTACTCGTCGCATAGGCGACAATCATGTCCCCGTACTCCAGCCCGTACTTGTCGCTACACGACTTCAAGTCGAGCATGGCGCGCACGTAGGGCATGGAGAAGCGCATCACATTTTGGGACGGCGGGGCCGTCCGCCACAGCGTCAGAATCTCTGCCGCGATCTTGTTGAGTGGTCTAAGGTTACTCATTGGGGGTTTTCCTTGTCGGCTGCGGCGTCGATGGCGGCGCGCACAACATCCGGCGCGCGACCGTCACAAACCCAACTGCCGTCATCCTCGCTCCAGCAGCAGATAGCGTAGTCGTGAAGCGTGTGGTTCAACATGGAACGCAGCCGCTCACCATCCCGCGCATCCGCTGACGGTGGCGCCGGCTGTGCTGGGGGTTGTGATGCTGCTGCAAGCATGGTTCTGTAGCGCGATGCGTGAGTTTTGCGAGTCATCGCCTCAGACCCGACTTCTTTGGCCCGCTTCGGGTCGTTGATGCAGTCCAAAAGGTGCTGCATCGATGCGCGCGCCGCAGCGTCCAACATTTTGTTGGTCGGCTCCACGGGCACCAGCGCCCACCCCTCCGGCACACGCTCTGCCCTGACGCGCGCAAGATCGGCTTCAGCCGCTTTTGCTTTTGTCATCCATTGGGCCGCAGCGTCATGTGCAGCTATCCCCCACTTCCTGCAATGCTCAAGCTCGGCGGATAGGGATTCGATGACGATGTCGCGGTGCGCGAGTTCAGCCGCAATTGCACTCTTGGCGTGCAGGCCCTCGCCCGTCATGTGGTCGATGTGTCGCAAGTAGTGCTCGCCTTGGGCTTGATGGTCGCGGTCTGCATACAGCAGTTCGGCGGTGTTGGGGGTGTCAGGCATCAATCCTCCTTGAACATTTCGTCGTAGCAATTTTCGCAGAAACCGCTGATCTGCGTCTCTTGCCAACCCATTTTGGTGTGGACGTTCTTCCCGCAAAACCCCGCTCCGCAATTGACGCAGCTAAGGGTTCTCATTTCTTTCGCGTTGTCTGCGAACTCCGCTTCGCAACCCGGCAGAAGATTGCCTTGTAAACCTACTTGCATACGACCTCCATTGAAGCCGGGGACCGTCCCCAGCTTAGGCTATTCTAGTACGAACGGATTGCTGCGGTATATCGGGATTTGGCGCGCCCACCGAAGTATTTGATCTTGATAAACTTGTGGAACTCGCAAAGGCAGTTTTGTACGTTCTGAGCGTCCAGGACCCAAGCCGAGTGACGGAGCAAGTCGCGCACTTCGTTCACCTCGTTGACGAAGTCCTTTTGATTGATCGAATACTCCTGAGGACGGTCGTGTAGGAAGTTCAGACCCTTCGTGGAGCCGGGGCCGACCGCGCACCAATAGTTCCAATCCTTGGCATGTCGGAGGGGGTGGGCGTGCTTCAGGTCCGCCACAATCTGAGCCGCCAGGAAGGAGCCAATGCCGGGACTCTGCAACTTGTACCAGGCCGATTCCAGGGTGTCGTCTGAAGTTATGCGCCCCTTTCGATCAAACAGCTTTTTGTGGGCCCCGTCCAGCACACGGGCTATGATCACCTCTTTGCTTTCGCCCCCTGCAGAGTACCCGCCTGTGATCATGTAGGCGCTGGTCCATACCTTGTCCCCCCGGCCCTTGCGCCCTTTCAGGACGGCCGCGAATTGGTCGGGGCTCCAATCGTAGGGGAAGCCCAATTCTTCTAGCGTGTCTGGCCAGTTAACCATCCGCGCCACCGTCATGGCGAAGGTCATCACGTCTGGTTGCGTATTGCGGCTAAGCCAATTGTCGTGGATCCAACGAGTGACCCTGTCGTCCTCGCGCCGCACGTTGCACCAGCGAGTCCCCGCCATGATGGGGTCTTGAGAGTAGGGTAACGCGCCCTCGTTCTTGCGAATCCGCATGCGGTCGCGCTCGTTGATCCAATACAGAAGATCGTCCAGGTACTTCATTTGGGCCTCTTGGGGTAGAGGTTGATGGGACGGACGTGGTGGGGCTTTACGTTGAAGTTGCCCCCGTCCGCGCTGCTGCGAGTGGCTCTTTGCTTGGTTGGCGTCCAGTCGACTTTGGGGGACCAATCCTTGCCAAACCACTTCCTCACCGGCTCGGTGTAGTAGCCTCTCATTTCAGCCCCTCATCGAGCCAATCGGCTCGCACCTTGAGCCAGTCTTTCAGCCGGTCAACTTCCTCCCCGTAAGTGGGGTAGGCAATCGGGTTCGGCCATACGACTACCCCCAGGATCGGCCAGCGTTCAAAGTTACGCTTTTGGGCCGCGTCTAGGGTGGCGGCAGTGGCGTCGATCCAAGCCATGAACTCTGGTATCTTTGGACTCAAGACTCGCCACATAGACTTGACCTCTTGCGCAAAGACGGGGTCATTGAAGAACAGGCCCACGTACCCGATCTGACGGGGCCACCATCCCTCGGGGAACTCAGCGGTGGAGTAGTTGACGTTACCGAAGGCGATGTCGAAGTCCCAAAGCGGGCCGAACTTGATCTTCTGCCCCGGCGCTTGGAACAGGTAGGTACTCAACCAGAACACGTCATTGTTCTTTGAGATTTCGGACACCAGGTAGAATGCCGCCAACGACTTGGTATCAACCGAGCTTGCCCACGTACCGCCAACCATAGCGGCTTCCATAGCCTCGATTGCGGGTATGGCGACCCCCTCCATACCTTCATCGACCACGTAAGGTATGCCCAGCTTGGACTCGATGACTATGTCGCCGTCCCGGCGCGCGTCAATCTCTGCGAGGAACCCATCCCCAGCAGGGATTCGATGATCGGCTACCTCCATCTGCCAAGTCAATTGGTAGAGTCCTTGGTACTCCCCGTTGAGGGTAAGCTCGACAAATCGACTCTCTGGCGTAGCTGCGGCCCCCGTCAGCCGGCCTAGGCACCAAGCCGTAACGGTCCGCAACATAGTCTTGTCGGAGTAGTTGGCGAGTAGAACCCAATCTCTGTCGGAGACCATCCCGAGCAACGATGCGGCCTCATCGAGCTTGAAGCGATACGGCTTCTTGGGCATACCCCAGGTACTGTTCCCGCGCCCACGAGCCTCGGCGGCCAAGGTTTTGCCCTCAACTTCGATTGTGGCGCGGCGCCGAACGCTTTTGGAGTCGATGGGGCCGGGCAAGTCGGTAGTGATCGCCAAAGCGGCTGGGGGCTCCACCTTACAAATCTCTGAGACGGTGGGAGGGGGATCGGGACTGTCGCCCCCGCAACCTGCGAGGACGACCAAAATGGCTAGGTACTTTCTCATGCTAATGCTTCCTTGTGTCGCCGAAAGTGATGATTTGCTTCTCTTCCAGTTTGATCATGGAAGCGAGAAACTTGTGCGCTACCTCGTTGAATTGGGCGAACTCCAACGGGAACACTATGACGTTGTTCTTCTCGTAGAAGCCCAGAGCCCTTACCATACGATGTTCGGGGTTCATGGGCTCTTTCTCAGACACGGCCATCCATTTGCAACCCGAGGCGTTGAAGATGAGAACGTTGAAAAGTTGATGCAAGTCCCCGTGGATGTACCGCAGGTTTTCGGCGTCCAAGAAATCACACCCCGTTATCAGGCATTGAGATTGAATCATTTGACCACTCCTCTTCAGTGAAACCAAAAACCCCAATATGGTATTGGGGGCAATATTCGCACTTCCAAATCATGAACCCCCTGAGCCTTCGGGGGCGCCGTCTGGCGACTTTTTCTGCTTCGTTGTAATTGTCGAAGCCTTTGCCGCAACGAGAAAGTGACCCCCCGCTCATAGAGATCACTTTAGCAACCACTTGATTTGGGCGGCAAGATCGCCGTCGTGTTTGAGGATTTCGACCCGGTGCCGGAAGCCCATTTGGGCCCCATTCTGAAGCTTGAGACGTAGGGTGTTGATCGTGGCGTGCTTGTCTCGCGTCAGTTGGGGGTTGAACTTGTTTCCCCGTCCTGAAGCGTCCCGGCGCGCTATGACCCGTTCAAGACAAAGCTCTATGGGCGTGTCGAGAAAGGCATATATGTAGCGATCCCCGTATTTGCGGGAATGTGTACCCATCGCTCCGTAGTACGTGCTTTGGAGTAGGCCCTCAAAAATGACGTTACCGAGTCCCGCATATTTGTCGACAAGGGCCATAACCTTGGCTGCGGTCCCAACTGTATCCATCCCGCCGCAGGTGTTTGCATAGGAGCCCAGGACATAAGTGTCCCATTCGCATTTGTAGGCTTCAATTTTATCCTCACTATTTTTGAATGGTACGAGCATACGACTATGGTCCATGAACTTTCGGACTGCGGTGGTCTTACCCGCCCCCGAGCAGCCGTGAATTTTGATGATTTTGTTCATTCTTTACCCTCAGTTTATGGTTGAGGCGCTTGACCTCGTTGATTGCCCGCCACCAATCGCGGGCGTTGACGACCGTCTTGTCCGAAGCCACCCGCCAACTACCGCGTTTGAAGTAGAATCGGATCACGGCGCGTACTCCAAATCTTTTCCGAACCAAGGCTCGGTCCACTCACCCTCGGGGATGGCGTCGGGCATGTTCTCCAGAGCCATAACCATGGCGTAGGCTCCGTGCTTGGCTATGTGCGGGAACCTCTTGACGTACTCGGCGCACAGGTCTTGAGCGTAGAACGCCAACCAGCCGTAGTTGGAGGAGTTCAGGGCTGCCCAATGGGTCAGCCTGTGGTTAAGGTCGTTGGGTCCGAAGATGTTGACGCCGTTGAGCGTATGGTGGATCGCCCCCTTCCCGCCTGTCTGAACCTCTCGCTTGATGGCGGAGGGCTCCGTCATGTGCCAGACGTTCGCTAGGTGGATCGCCGCCCGAATGGGGCCGGATACGATCCAATCGTCGGATAGCCCAGAGACTAGCTCTTGCGTATCTTTGCCTGGGTAGATCAAATCTATACTCACGCTTACCTCCAGAAAGTGAGCCTCTATTATACCTCGGGGAGCCGTTTGATGGCCTGGTTAAGCTTGTCTTGCGTCTTGTCTTTATCTGCGAGAGTCTTCACCACCGAGTTGTCCTTCGTCTTCGCCGCCACGATGTGGTGACAAGATACTACCGGGGAGGGCTGGCCCTGTCGCCACACGCGGGCGATGGCCTGCTGGTACAACTCTAGGTCCCAGGTGATCCCGTACCAGCAGATGTCTTTACACACTTCCTGAAGGTTAAGGCCGTGGCCCATCGACCGGGGGTGACCGATCATGATCGGTATGGAGCCCTTGTTGAAGCGCTCTACGGTCTCACGCACATTCTTGGAATCGGTGATACTGATCGCTTGAGGAAAGAAGTCGAGAATGCGGTGCGCGTCCTCGATGAACTCGTAGCAGACCAGCAAAGGTCGCCCTTGCATTTCGTCCACCAATTGCGCGAGCGCCTTCAGCTTCTCGTTGTGTATGTGGATAGGTACGTGCTCTTCATCGTATATGAATCCGTTCGCCACCTGGCGGAGCTTCACCCCCAGGGCGGCCGTATTGAATACGGCCACCGTATCGTCGTTGACTTTGAGCAGGAAGTCCCTTTCCAATTCTTTGTACTGCTGCTGGACGGGAGGGGGCAGCGTCACCTCTATGTAATTGTTTATGAGCTCGGGCATTTCAAGGTGATCGACCGCCATCATGCGTAGCAACTTCGACTTCACCTTTTCGTAAATGACCTCGCTCGCCCCTGGGGCCATAAGCCAGGTGAACCCGTCATGGGACTGGTACATATACCGCTGGCGGAAGTGAGTAATAAACTTGCCGAGGCTCTCCCCCATGTCGCAGACGTACATCTGACCAAATAGGTCCGCTAGGCCATTTGGCGCGGGGGTCCCGGTGAGTATGACTCGGCGCCTGAACTTGTGTAGGTGCTTCTTGAGAGCCTTGAATCTCTGGGTCGAGCTATCTTTGAACTTGGTGCTTTCATCGACGACCAACATGTCGAAGTCGATCCCCATTGACCAAGGGTCGAGCTCAAGCACTCGTTGGAGCGATTCCGGGTTGACGACGTAGACATTGTGCTTTTCCTTCAGTTTCTCGATCCGCTCCAGACGACCCATTTCCGTCAAGTCGCAGACCGATAGGTGATCGAAGTCGGACCACTTCTCCGCCTCTACCGGCCACACCGTCTTGGCTACCCGCAAAGGGGCGACGACCAAGACGTGGTGAACATATCCGCCCTCTTGGAGGGTATCAATGGCGGCTAGAGTCGTGCTGGTTTTGCCGAGCCCCGGATCGAGCAGCAATCCGCAATGTGGCTTCTCGACCAACCATTCAAGTGAGGTCAGCTGATAGGGTCGCGGGGTCCACGGCCGTGCTTCGGACATATTGGCTCCAGTCTTGTTGAGGGGGGAGAAGGCGTGCCAAGTAGGGGAACTCGGCCAATTGCTTATGACGCTTGGTAATGTCGTCCCCGATGTTGTAAGTCTTCGTTTTGAAGAAGCTGTGAATGGTGCAGAGGATTGTCTCAGCCTCGGAGTACCCGCATCCGCGATTGGGGTCGCCGGGGGCCGCCAGATCGCTTACCGCCTCTACTACGTTGCGGATCGCCCCTTCCAAGGTGTGGGTGGGGAAGGTTTCCGCCGCGCATTTGCGGGGTTGGTCCGGCATGTACCGTATGGCCTCCTGCATATTGAGGGTAACGCGGCGACCTAGACAACGATCTTGTAGGTCCATGATCTTCCAGATGAAGTACGGCCCGAACCCGCACCCCGCAAATTCCTTCTCGATCTTGCGGTACATTTCTGTGTAGACGGGGGCGTGTAGTCTCTCCATAATAACCATCGGGGTGCCCCGTTCCCGCAAGTTGGCTATGTACCGGCGCCCCAAATCGCCTCGGGAGTGACGGCGCTCGGTGCCCCGCTTCGCTTCGTTGTAGTGGTTCGCTACGTACTCCCAGAAGGTTTCCTCCCAGGTGTCGTTTGCGGCCCTGACGGCCCCGCCCAGATCGTAGAACAGCAATAAATGAAGAACGGCTCGGTTGGCCCACTCGTCGCCCTTGACTTGCCTAGCCTTGTTGAAAAAGCCGTAGGTGGGGTCTAGATCGTCAACCTCGACCACCGCTCTGGCGTAGTCTCTCCAACTCTCGATCAACTTCACGTTTCCACTCCTTGATTAAGGTGACCCCGTAGTCTTCGTGATCGATCACGAAGACGGTGGCGCCGACTTTCCGCAACGTTTTGTGAACATAGTCCTGTAGCGGTTCCGGTCTCTCGCCGGGGCGCTTGAACTCTATGAACAAAATCCTCCCAGAATACACGTAGCCATAGTCGGGCCAGCCCTTGCGCCCAACTACGTTTATTCTAATCGGTAACAACTCTAGTTCGGTTGCGGCTTTTGTAACCGCTTCTTGTATATCACGTTCTAAGCGGCTACGCATGGTCCACCCTTAGCTTTGGAGTAGTCGCACCGACTACAGGCCCCGCCGGGGTTGGGGTTGGGGTTGGGGTTGTAGTCGTTATCTGCGAAGATTCGGATGGCTCGATTGTTCCAATCCTCCCGCTTCTTGTCCAGCATGTCGCCCCTGAGCACCGATCCCTCGTTGGAGACGTGACCGGTATCTAGGTAGATGGCTCCGTACTCGGCGCGCTTGACCTCGGGGAACGTGCAAAGCCCGATGACGGCGTACAACTCTAGTTGGGACCGGTGGTCGGGGTACTCCCGCCCTGACTTGTAGTCCCGAAGCTGTAGGACGGTGCCGTCAGACTCAAGCCAATGAACATCGATGATAGCCTTGATCCAAGGGGTGCGGATCGTATTGGCCCAATCCTGATCCAAGAGCCACACCGCCTCGGCTTGCGCCTTCTTCATCCGTAGGTCTTCCAACCGTAGGGCGACCTTGTTGAGCTCCCAGGGCATGACCTGTAGCTCGCCCTTCACGTAGCGTTCGCAATCGCTATGGAGACGCGTGCCCCGCTCCATGGCCGCGCTCGGCTTGTAGGGTAGCCCGTCTATGTAGGAAAACTTCCACTTGGCGGGGCAAGACTCGTAGGTGCTGATGGAAGAGTAGCTCCATCTTGTAGGTTTAGTCATTGTATTTCTCCAGGTCGTGCCAATTATGGCCCGTCTCCACTTCGGCTATGAACGGGACGTCAAATCGGGGGAGCTTCTCCATTGAGTATGTAAGTCCTTCTATGTTCTCCTTGAGGTCTTCGGGGGTTGAGGAAAGCACGTTCTCATCGTGTACGGTCATCAGGAAGCGCCCCGACAGGCCCAGATCGTGGTAGACAATGATCGACTCTTTGGTTTGATCGGCTGCGGAGCCCTGGATGAGGTGGTTAGCGAGCTTGTAGCTGAAGTCCCAGTTGGTGCCTTCGGGCTTGTCTACGGGGATCCACCGACCGCCCCAGGTTCGCACGCCCGGCCTGGAGGTCACATCGTCAATGAACTCCTTGAGGCCGGGGATGGAGCGGAGGTACATATTCTTGAGGCGTCGGACTTCCTCAATCTGATCCTCCATCTTCAGCTGTTCGCTAAGGTTCTTCACCCCGGCCCCGTAGATGAGGGAGAAGCCTACAATCTTGACCTTCTTGCGGGGGAAGTCAAGGCCGGCTTCGTTACGAAGAATGTCGCGGGCAATTTCGTGGAAGTCAGCGCGGGGGTTGTCTCTGTAAATCTCTGCCGCCCGCCCTTCCGCAAAGTGGGCTAGCAGCCGCATTTCCTGACCGTTGTAGTCGGCCGCAACTATGATTTGCTCTTCATCGGGGAGGATGTACCGTCTCATGAAGACCATGGGCGGGTAGCCCGGCATGTCTACGTCTTCAAACTCTGTAGGCACGTTCTGGAGATTGGGGGCAGAACACGACAGGCGCCCGGTGCGCGTACCATACTCGTCGCCGCGCACCTGGTTCCACGAGGGGTGTAGATGCCCGTCCGACTCCGACATCTCATACCAAGGGCGCATGAATGTCCCTAGGAGGGTCTTAAGCGCGCCCCTGTACCGTAGGGCGGCTAGGAGTTGATTGTCCCTTACGGCGGCCTCTAGGCTTGTTCTAGCGGTGCTGATTCGGCCTGTAGGCGTCCGACCGAGCCTGGATTGGTCCACTAGGGGAGAGTTCAAGAGCGCCTTGGCTAGCTCGGCCCCCGAGTCTACGTTGAAGACCGAACCAACCCTGAGGTGAATGAACTCCGTCACCTGTCGGAAGAACACCTCATACTTCTGAATATCTAACCAGAGCTTAAGTCGATCAATTCGTACCCCTTTGCGCTCCATGTCCATGAGTATGGGAGCCAACTTGATCTCTCGTTGGTAGGCGGCTTCCCAGTGCTTTTCGACAATCTCGGGGTACAATATGTCGTGGAGTCCTCGGGTGCGTACGACGTCACCGATAGCGTATGGACCCACAATCTGAGCTGGGACCTTGCATATGTAAGCCCCGGCCTTCGACCGCGATTTTGTGTAACCAGCTGCAAGTACGTAGTCAGCAACGGCATCCTGCTCGTCGGGGGGCATACCCAACATGGCTTCGGCGCTTGGTTTAAGGGAGACGGTCTTGGCGAGGGGGTTGTGGAGGTAAATTTGATACATGGTATCGTCCCACTTCTTGGGGATACCGAACCCCCAATGCTCGCGGGCGACGCCGATGTCAAACTTTCCGTGGTGGAAGAGTACGCCGTTATCCCAAAGACGGTGCGCTTCTTGCTTGGCTTCGTACTCTTGGCAGTTGTTCCCATCGGGATGCCTCCAGGACATGTATTTGGGTTCCTCGCCCGGTATCCAGAACGCCAACCCTACGGGTTTGGGGGGTATGCCGGTGCCGTCTTCAATGGCTTCTGTCTCGAAGTCGAGGGTTGCGGGATCGCTCATCTGCTCTCCAAAATTGAAATATGGCCCGTTAACGGGGGCCAGGCGGCTAGTTCATCCAAGTGGAGGTCGTCGAGAGAATTGGCCCGGACACTAGCTGCGGAGGTTTTTCTGACCCAGGCACTCAACCGCTAATCCTGGGAGGGTCTTGACGAGGGCAAGGCCCTCTACTGCCTCATCAGTACTTCCCCGATCCGCCAGCAGCCCGCTCGGCCATCTGCTCGGCCGTGGGGTAGATGGGGAAGGGCTCTTGCTCGTGACGCCAGTTCCGGTTGGCCAAAGCTTCCAGGATGGCCTCGTCCTTGATCTGCTCCAAGGCTTTGAAGTGGACCTGGAACAGCGTCGTCGGGTGAGGCTTGACCGAGAGCTCAACCACGAACTGGAACGGAGCGTTGCCGGACGAAGCGCAATCGTTCACGAACTTGCTGAAGTTCTTAATCGAGGTAGCCGGCATGTCGCACTGGAGGAAGTCCGTCACCCGCACCTTGTCGGGTCCGTTGACCACCGACGCCGGCAGGATCCAAAGACGCCGGCTGTTCGTACAGGCCTTGCCCTTGCTGCCGCCGCCCGCCGATCCCCATTCGTTCATGGGGCACTCGGAGCAGGAATCGGCTTGCGGATCGCGGGCACCGGGGTTGTAGGCTTCGTCATCCTCGGCCACGGTGTCGCTGTTCCCTTCGGACGGGCTGAGGTTTTCCTCTTCACGTGCGAACGCATAGCAGGCCGGAGGCGTCTGCTTGTTCGCGTTGTACGGCGTGTCGAAGTACTTGTTGTGGAGGAGGTAGTCCACCACGATACAGTCGATCTTGTCGCCCGGCAGAATCTGGTCCCCGATGTTGAGCCGGCCGGACTTGAAACTGATGAAGCCCCCAGACGGGGCCTCCACTTCGGCCACCTTGACGGCGACTTGCTTCATACGGTCCCGCCAATTGACGGGCATGGCGACAGCTGTGGCGCGCGGCGCGGCTACGGCTGTGGAGGGCATGGCGACAGCTGCTGCGCCCGGCTTCGGATCGGTGGGTTTGGTAGCCATAGGTGTCCTTGGTTAGACATTGAACTTGATGGTATGCTTGGGGAGACTGCCGACCCCCGGTAGCGCGATGTTTTCAGCCCATCGAGACTTGATGGCGCTGACGGTGATACGCTTCTGAAGAAGGTCAACCGCGTTGTTCTCCACGATGTAATCGAGCAACAAAGGCCAGCTGGTGACGAGCGGCTCGGTGGAAACGTTGAGGGTGACCTCATCCTCGCCCTCTTTCAGTACGCTGATCTTCTGGGAGACCATCTTCTCGATGAGGGAGCTAGTGAGGGCCTTCTCTTTTTCTTCAAGAAGGTCAACCTCCCGTTGCAGGCTGAGGCGCTGCTTACGCGTGGACAGAATCTCTTTGATCGACATGCGTGCTCCTTGTAGACATTGAAGGGGGTCGGGCAATTCCGACCCCCCTATTCTAGCCGACCCCTAGGGGTTCAAACTAGTCTCTAGCGTTGCGCCTTCTTGCCCTTCTTGGGGGCCGATTCCGGGGCCGTAGAGCCCTCGGAGCCGGAATCGGTAGCGACCCCTTCCGCGCTCGCGTTCGCGCCTTCCGGGGGCGATTCCGCCCCGGCGTCGACCCCTTCCGCCTTCGGGGCCTTCGGCGCTTTCGCCGGCCGCTCGGCCTTCACCGGGGGCCAAGGCAGACCGGCCGCTTTGGCCTTTTCTTCCTTCTTCTTGAGGGCGCGCGCGTCCTCTTCACGACGCGTCATCGGCGGCTTGAAGTCATAGCCTTCCGGGTATTGGAAGGTGTACTCGGCGTCGGCCACCAGGTGGCGGTCGATACCGAAACAGCTGCCGCCGAACTCGAACACCGCCTTGCGGATTTCGCCAAAGGTCGTGTTCGCACCTTGCGTGACCTCTCCGTTCACCTTCAGGAAGAATTGCGGGCCGCGCCGGATCATCGGGTACACGTAGGCGGGGATGACGTTGCCGGCCGCGTCGGTCAAGGTGAGGACGACCTTGGTGCGCTTGGGCGGGGTCGGCTTGGCGGCGGGAGCCGCAGCTGCGGCTTCGGCGGTCTTGGTTTCTTCGGTCTTGGTTTCTTCGGTCATGATTGTCTTTCAGGTTGGGTTGAAGGCACGACCCGACTTGTGGGCCGTGAGGCGATTATAAGCGTGATCGCCCATACGCGGGAACATATCGTTGTCTATTAGGGTTTCTCCCCCACCGCCCGCTTGAGCGCGTGAACAGAGTTAACGATCACTTGCTTGGGGTTGATCCGCTCTAGCCGTACCGCCACCTGTCCGGTTTCCCGGTTGGTAATGGTGCAGCGGGAGTAACCCTCGTTCACCATCTTGCGGATCGCCGCGATGATGGCGGACTCGCGGGACTTACAGAACCCTCGCCAAGCGCCAGAATAGTCTGTTTCAAAGTTTCGCATAGGTGGAGTCCACTTCAGAGATCATCTTGGAGCGAAGCTCTTTGAGGTCGTTGTACACGGCCTCGTGCTTGCGAGCGTTAGCCCTTGCCTCCAACTCCGCGACTTGCTTGTCGAGCATAGTCGCGTACTGGGAGGCGATCAGCCCCTCCAAGTAGTCCATTTCGGACGGGGAGTGAGGGGCCGCTACCCAGTTGGGGAAGATGGAGTGTAGAAATGCTCTCAAGTTGACTCCTTACGATGCAGAAATGTTGAGGGCAAAGCCCAGGACGACCCCGGCCACGAGCCCGAATGGGCCCCCCAGCAGGGTGCCTACGATGACGCAGACGAGAAAGGTTCCCACGATCAATTCTCGCTCGGGGCCCGATCGCCCTCGCAACGGAGTTCGTAGATGGGCGTGGGCTCCTTGCTCGGCTCCCTGTACCCGACCACGACGCGCTTGCACGTCTCGCTGTCCTCGGAGAATTGCGCCGTAACCGCTATGGCGATCGTCGGGGTGATGAAGTCAACCGTTTTGCCCTCCCAGGAAAAGACATACACGCGGGAGAAACTCCCAGGTTGGTCTCTCGTGGTCGTGTCGTCGGGTTCGGCGCACACGAACGAGTCGAGCAACTCGGCCAGCTTCTCGTCCTTGAGCCCCGACAGGTCTTTGGCCGTCAGGTAGATGTACGTGCTGTAAGAGGACGAGTCGAGGTACTCTTCCAACCCGTACTTCACGACCAGGTGATCGATCATGTCGAGCAGGCGTTTGCTCATGGGGGTGTTAAGGAACTCGCGTTGGATCCTGATGCTGTTCAGGTTACGCGCTATGGTCTCTTGGAGACTTTGAATCGCAGGCTTCTTTGGTGTCGTTGTCATTTCACTCTCCGTCTTGCTTCTGGGGACCGCCCAGTCGGTACGCTAGTATATACTGGGTTCTGCGGTTCAACTAGGGGTATCGTTGGGTCGATTGATAGTTAGTGGTTGCTCTCGTAGCGTGGGAGACTCGGGGCGGGTAGACTAGAGCCCCGGCCCCCTCGCCGGTATCCCAACACCTAACGGAGAGCGCGTGGCGACATTCCCCACCAGCCTTAACCCATTGTCCGCTGTATTGGAGAAGCGGAATTTGACCGCCGCCGAAGGCGTGATGATGGGCCTAGCGATTACCAAAGTAGATGACGCAGAACCCGACCTTGGGTACATACCCAAAGGGTTCATAAAACACCTGGAGAGGCTACCATATTTTGATCTGACCGGGAACCCGATCAAAGACCCGAAGTTGAACGGGATACCGTTTGTGCGGTATCGAATTGAAAGACCCGAGGGGTGGAAGCCCACCCCCAAGGGGACTTTGGGCAAGAACGGAAAGCCCATACGCGATGCGAAGTACCTCAGCCCTCTGGGGTCGAGCGTCTTTGTGTACCTACCCCGCCTTGACGGGTTCCCCTGGGGCGACATAGCCGCCAATGCTTCGGTTCCGGTGATCCTGACCGAAGGGGAGTACAAGAGCTACGCGGTGTGTAAGACGGGAGACCACCCCTGCGTCGGCTTAACTGGGACCCAATCGTTCGGCAAGAACGGTGAGCCCTACCCGTACCCGCTGAGTGAGTTCACCCATCTGGGGCGGGATTACTTTATATGCTTCGATGCGGATTCAGAGAGCGATAGCGACAATACTCTGAAGCGCGAAGTCGCCCAAGCCGCTATGCGATTGGCCTCGAAGCTGGCGATCAGCGGCGCTCGCCCGTTCTTGTTACACATAGCAAGGACGGGGGTGTTCAAGAAAGCGCGCGAGACCGACCCCGACTGTAAGATGGGAGTTGACGATTACCTCGCGGCTGGAGGGACCATAGCCGAATTGATGGCTACCGCCACCGAGGCCGTTGAGTGCCACGATATGGCGGTCCTGCGGAGTACATATGCGTACTACGTTGGTGAGGGCCCCCATATTGTTAATGTGACGAACGGCGACGTGTACAAGACGGGGGCCTTCATCCACGAGTTGGAAGTTAAGAGAGTGAGGTTACAAGAGCGGAAGCAAGGTGCCCCCCTCAAGGTGTACGTGGCGAGAGAGTTCATTGAGGCGCGGGATCGTCCCGAGATTGACCGCAAGGTCTTTTGGCCTCACTACCCGTCTGGCTATGATGCGGAGGCGCGGATATACAACGAGTGGCGCGGGTTTGGCGTCGAGGGTCACGTTGGTGAGGGGGAAGGTGAAGAGTACAACGAGATTGTAGCGATTTGGAAGCGCTTTGTGAAGGGCCTCTTTGGGGAGCATGACTCCTACTTTGAGAAGTGGCTAGCGCACCTGTTCCAGCGCCCCGGCGAAAAGACCACCCTGGCGGTGATCCTGGCCTCACCCCTCAACGGCGTGGGGAAGAGCCTTTTGGGGGAGATTATCAGAGGCATGGTCGGAGGTGCGAGCAGCGTAGCGATTGAGCTAGACCGGGCTATGAAGGCCTTCAACGCTCAGCTGGCCCGGAAGATATTTCTGCAGATGGACGAAGCGGAGGGCAAGTTCAGCGGTCACGAGTCGAAGCTGAAGGACTTGGTTAGCGCCGACACGGTGACGATTGAGAAGAAGAATTTTGACCCGGTGTCTGTAGATAACTTTGCTCGCGTGTACCTGACGTCGAATAGCGTGAGCCCGATTCGCATGGACGCAGAGAATCGGCGCTTCTTTGTAGCGGTCCCGGAAATGACCAAGCGGGAGAGTCTGACCGTTTGGGGCCCCTGGGTCAGCGACGTAGTTGCGAAACGGTTGAAGTCGGCTGACGGCCTTCGGATGCTGCGCTGGTATTTGGATCGGGTCGATCTGACTGGCTGGGACCCGTGCGCCCGCGTAATTGTGACCTCCGCCATGCTCGATATGGTGGACGCCGGGAGGACAAAGAGCAACGAGGTGGTGGACGGACTCTGGGAGGCATTCACCGAAGATGAGGCGGGCTTGTGGGCTCTCGTGCCCGAGCTTCGCAAGAAGGACGCCGCTGTCTGGGCTAACTTCATCGCTCGCCTGAAGGCTGAGGGAGGGCAGACCCTATCGCACGTGTACAAGAACAAGGCTGGTAAGGTTGTACGCGTCACCCTCTTGGATCGATCCGGCAAGTTGCCTCGTCACAAGACCGTGATGGAGGATCGGTGGACCCTACTTAATGTGGAAGCGAAATTGTCCGCTGAAGATTGCCTTGCTGCGGACCGCAGGACGGCGGTAGCCTATGAGGCTTGGAAGGGGCTCGTGCTGCCCGACGCAAAGTACAGCTGATGGTGTCGGGGGTCAACACATGGAGGTGGGCGTGGGCGGCAATCGTAACGGTTGGGGGTTACCGGGAGGGGGTGGCGGTTACGGGGGTCCGGTAACGGAAAAAGGCCAAGGGGGGCCAGGGGTTAGCGGTGGAGGTTACCGGGTTACCGGGGTTACCGGGTAAAAGTCTATAGCCCGAGTTTTTGTAATCACTGCTAGCTAAAAGCGATTTAGACCCCCCCGGTAACCGAGTAACCGGTAACCGAAACGTCCGGGAAAACCCTAATATGAACCACTCAGGAGCAAGGGTAAACCCCTACATATACGTTCATTATATATTGACTAGGTTAGCAACCACTAACTAAGCGTATGCTTAGCCCCTCAGCAAGCTAGTCGTTTTCGAGCGTGCCGTCTATAGGGGTTTACCTACCCCCTATTCGGGGGGTCGAAAATCGAAACTTTTACGTTTGCTGAGACCCATTTAGGGCTTTACTTCCAGATTTTTCGACCGATAATAACTGTACCGAGTCGGCGGCTCCGACGGTGTAAATGGAGAGTCAAGATGGACAAGCAAATCGTTCTGGGTTTTTCGCGCCTTAATGCTACCCTTCGCGTCGGTGGTGGCGAGCCCCGCAAGGCGTCGATCTCGCCTTATAACTACCAGAATACCCCCAAGTCCGTGTGCAAAGCCCTTACAGCGGGTAAGGGCAAGACGGCCATCGCGGTGGTCGTCAACGGCGCGACTCGCTACGGCGGCATCTGCGTGGGGCGCGATGTAGGCCCGGCCAACTCCGCCAAGCCGGGCAAGAAGATCAACGTATTTTGGGTTACCCCCCAAGACGTCCAGACGCACGAGCGTAACAGCTACGTAGGTCAAGACGGCCAAACGGTCTTCCACCGTACTGATTGGGCGCCGATCGACGCGGCGGAGGCGGCCGCGCTCCAAAGCGGCAAGACCACGGTCTACATCGACAGCGTCGACATCGCCGCTCCGACCAAGATCGACGCCAACGAGGCGGAGAAGGCGGCAGAAGACAAGGCGATGGAAGCCAAGGCCGCCCAGCCGGCCAAGGGTAAGAAGGCCAAGCGCGAGCCCGCCACGGTCTAACCCACGCCCAACCCTTTGGCCCTTCGGGGCCATTTCCTTTGTCCGGTTGCGAAGTAAGTGCTTGCTTCGCAACACAACCCTTAACTGTCTAGATAGTTTTTGAAGAAACGGCGGGTGGGGGTGGGTAAAGGAGGGGCTGCCGCGCTTGCTTGGTTATGCACGAAAATGACCATCACTCAATTACCCTAGATTTTTGGTTATGCATAGAAATGACAGTCACTCAATTACCCTATATAGCAGCAGCATAAAAATCCGGGGTTAGGGTAAACCCTAGGCTTCTGCGTGTTCGAGGCAAGCTAGAATCCGCGCATGGCTCATGCCCCCCAACCGAAACCAGAACTCCCGCCGCCTGAGCGCGATCCTGCCCTCCAAAAGCTGCTAGAAGATGCGGCGAACGACCCCACGGGGGTGATGGGGCAGATCGACCTGAAGATGTCCCCCGAACTGACCCGCCTTTTGGAGAAAGGGCTGATCGGTCAGTCCCTCCCGGCGGCTCTGAAGGACTCGAAAGCGGCCAAAGCGTTCCAGCAGGCCTTTGAAATGATTGGCGGAGTCCCCCGTCTCGCACTATGGGCGGATCAAAACCCGTCCAAGTTCTACCAACTGTACTCGAAGATGGTCCCGATCACGGCCGAAGTGGCGGCTAAGACGGAGCACACGGTCATAGTCAAGTATAGCAACCCGAACTTCAATAAGGGGCGCCCGAACCCAACCGGCGGATTTGACGACGGGGAAGTGACGGATGTGCCCCCCGAACGGTTGAACTAACCTAATGGCCCACTTAGAGTACGTTGCTCGGGAGCAATTCCTCCCCTTCCATCAGCGCACGGAGCGGTGGGCGAGCCTAAATACGCACCGGCGCGCGGGGAAAACGGTCGCACTAGTCAACGACCTCATCGAGAAGACGATGATTTGCGAACTACGCAAGCCGCAACTGGCTTATGTAGGCCCGACGTTCACTCAAGCGAAGCGGATCGCGTGGACGTACCTCAAGGACTATGCTGAGCCGTACTTCGCCAAGCCCCCCAGCGAGTCGGAGCTCAAGATCACGCTCCACGGCGATAGGACGATCTATTGTCTAGGGGCGGACAACCCGGACTCTCTGCGCGGGATGTACCTCGATGGGGGGGTGGGTGACGAGTACGCACTGTGGCGGCCGTCCGTATACACGTCGGTGATCCGCCCGGCCCTGTCGGATCGACGCGGATGGTGGGTATTCGCCTCCACCCCCAGAGGTAAGAATCTGTTTCATGGGGTCCACAGCAAGGCGCTGAAGGACAAAAGCGGGGATTGGTACGCGCTCAACCTCAAAGCCTCTGAGTCGGGTATATTGGACCCGTATGAGCTCAAGGACCTCAAGAAGGACCTGGATGAAGAGGAGTACGCGCAGGAGTACGAGTGCTCGTTTGACGCGGCGCTGAAGGGGGCCATATACGCGAGAGAAATCAATGACCTGTTCGCGGAGAAGCGCCTACAGTACTCGTTGTATGACCCCGCCCTCGTCACGCACGTGGCCTATGACTTGGGGTTCACCGACGCTACGGTGGCGATTTACTGGCAAGAAGGGCCGGACGGGACGATACGTGTAGTGCACGTCGAGGCCGCGAGTGGGAAGGACATCGAGTACCACATCGAGCAGCTGCACAACTTCGCGGGCAGCAATAAGCTGGGTGAAGTGTGGCTCCCCCATGACGCCAGGGCAAAGAACTTACAGACGGGCAAGTCGATAGTGGAGCAATTTCTCCAAAACGACATTCGCCCCTCCATCGTGCCGAACCACAAGGTGCGGGATAGGCTCGCCGCCACGCGCAAGATGTTCCCCCGCATTGTCCTGAACCGAGACGGCACGGATGATGACGACGAGGGGCCGATGGCGGACCTCATCGAAGCGCTGAAAGGGTACCAGCGCGAGTGGGACGATAACAAGCTGATGTTCAAGGACACTCCCTTGCACAATTGGTGCTCCGACTACGCGGATGCGTTCGGGTACATGTGCGTAGTGGCCGCTCCGCGCTTCAAGTCGGCGCCTCGGTCGGCTGATTTCAGCCCAGAAGCCAAGGCGGCGCGCGAGGCCAAAGAGGCGCAAAGCCGGGGCGGGCACTCGATTCAGGTCAATCTGGAGCATTTGTTCCAAGAACACGAGGACCGCATGAGGGCGGTCAACAGGAGAATCATGTGATAGACGCTTCCACAGCCGGCATCGAGTCGGTGTCGGCCTTGTCCCCCCATCAGCGGTGGATGGATGAGATCGACAACGCGGAGAAGGAAACCAAGGGCTTCCGCATGCGGGCGCGGAACGTAGTGAAGCGGTTCCTTGACGAGAGGGACACGATCTCGGCGGGCAACAAGTGGTTCAACTTGTTCTACGCCAACACAAACATCATGGAGTCGGCGCTGTACGCGCAGCTGCCGAAGCCATCGGTCACCCGTCGCTTCAAGGACTACCAAGACGACGTGGCACGAGTGGCTGCGTTGATCATACAGCGGTCTATCGTTCAGGATTTGGACGATCCGCGCGACACGTTCGACGCCACAATGCGCTCCTGCGTCCAGGACAGGCTCGTGCCGGGGCTCGCCCAAGCGTGGCTGCGTCTGGAGACGGACACCGAGGACTTGACCGATATTCCCCCTCAACCGGGCATGGAGACAGAGAGTCTGGATGACTCCTTGGAGGATTTGGACGAAATGGAAGGGGCCGGCGAGCCCTTGAAGAAGGTGATTGACCAGAGAGTCTGCGTGGATTACGTGTTCTGGGAAGACTTCCTCATGTCCCCCTGCCGCGTGTGGGAAGAGCGGCGTTGGGTGGGGCGGCGAGTCTACATGGATCGGGACGAGCTCATCAAACGATTTGGGGAAGAAAAGGGCAAGCGCATCCCGTTGGATTACTCCCCCACTCACTCTGGACAATCCGCCCCCGGCTCGACGCCCCAGCACCAGGCCATCAAGAAGGCTTGCATTTACGAATTGTGGGAGCGCGCGACGCGCCGGGTGTTCTGGGTCAGCAAGGGGATGGATACGATCCTGGACGAGCAAGACGACCCGCTCCAGTTGGTTGGGTTCGAGCCTTGCCCCCGCCCTATGCTCGCCAACATTTCTACGAGTAATGTGACCCCCCGACCCGACTACTTCATGGTCCAGGACCAGTACACGGAGTTGGATACGGTTAACAACCGGATCGCTATGCTGGTCCAGGCTTGCAAGGTGGTCGGGGTCTACGACCAGTCCGCCACGGGTATTTCTCGCATGCTCACGGAGGGGTTCGACAACCAACTGATCCCCGTCGACAACTGGGCGGCGTTCGCAGAGAAGGGCGGGGTCAAGGGGGCTATCGATTGGTTGCCCCTGGAGGTCGTCACCGCCGCTCTGATACAACTTAACGACGCGCGCGAGCGCATCAAGGGCCAAATCTACGAGCTCACCGGAATCAGCGACATTGTCCGGGGCGCGACGAAGGCCAGCGAGACGCTGGGCGCCCAGGAGATCAAGAGCAAGTTTGCCTCCATCGCTATCAAGAAGCGACAAGACGAAGTGGCTCGCTTCGCGGCGGACATTCTTCGCATCAAAGCGGAGATCATGATCAATCACTTCGACCCGGACATCCTTCTCACCAAGTCGAACATCCTGGGTACTGGCGAAGAGAATGCCAAATTCGTCCCCCAGGCGATGCAAATGCTCCAGACGGAGGAAGGCTTTGAGTGGCGGATTCAAATCACCGCCGAGTCCATCGCCCAGGCCGACTACGCGATGGAGAAGGCCGACCGGATTGAGATGCTGACGGCGGTGAGCGGGTACATCGGCAAGACCCTCCCGATGGTGGCTCAGTTCCCCAACAGCGCTACGCTCATGGTGTCGTTGTTGAAGTGGGCAGTTGCGGGCTTCCGCAACGCCGGGGAAGTGGAGGGCATTCTCGACCAGGAGTTGGACAAGCTCCAGACCGAGGCCATGAAGCCCAAACCCCCGCCACCGCCCTCCCCTGAGCAGCAGAAGGTCCAGGCCGACATTCAGATCGCTCAGCAGAAGGCGCAACTCGACGCCCAAGGCCGCCAACAAGAGCTCCAGATCAAAGAGCGCGAGGCCGCAATCGAGCTCCATATGAAGCAAATGGAGCTCCAATTCAAG